TTTTAGAAGCTTTGCTGGAGATGGCAGTTGGGTAAACGCCATCATTCTCATCCATCCGAGTTCTAACGAATCGTGTGTGCTTGCAAGAGTTTCTAAACCCAAACCCGTCACAGTTGCAGCGCAACTTGAGAGAAGACATGTTGATCTCTACCTCATGAACACCTGTCTCTGAAAGAAACAGTTGCATTGCTTTCCAGTAAGTCATTGTTGTCCTCATCTACGTCGATCCCCTCTCGCTATTATGTCAATTGGAATGAAAGCTTCGTATGCAAAACTACCCATAGCTTCGCCATACACCGTTCCCCAACTTTTTAGAGGAACGTTTGTTGTAACGATAGTTGGAAAACCAGCATTAAACCTAGAACGTAGTAAAGCATCAAATGTGTTCTCTGCCCAACCGGTGGTGGTTCTGTGCTCCTTGCCAAGATCGTCTAGAACAAATGTTCGAACGTTATATTCTCTGGGACCCTCTCCGTAGATCCCATTGATCATAGTTTCGGTGGCGTCATCGAACTCTGACCACTGAGCCTTCTGGATCCTAAGAAGCTTTGGATAGTCCATAAACATGGCTGGGCGCTTTGGGTTCAAATCTGGCAACCCCCAGGCCTCCCTAGACATACCCCTAATAAGCTCCTGGAGGGCCGTAGAGGCGAGAGTAGTCTTGCCGTGACCTGGTTCACCTACCAGGAGCAATCCACGGCCGCAATTAGGGTTTCCGGCTGCCTGGATAATCTTCCCCGACTTAACCATTTCGACCCACATCTTGACCTTGTCCAAGGAATCGGAGGGCTCAATATCGGAGAACTCCCACCCAATGGTTTTCATTGGGAGGTTAGCCCCGTTGATCTGTGCCCGTACTGTTCCTGGCAACTCTGAAATGTTATACATCACCCCTCCAACATCTTAAGTAACTTCTCCTGATGAGCCAGAGTATCTTCGTCCAACTTTGTGGACTCCGCAACTTGGCTGACAACTCCGTGAATAGTTCCGTAGTACTTCATAAACCTTTGGTAGATCGGCAAACCTACACCAATGTCGTGAAACATTCTTGGATCCGCAAAGAACATCCTCATGCCCTTTAGAATCGAGATAGCTTGAACACCTTCCCCGATCCGTTTGTTAATCCAAGTTGCAAGGTGCTTTGCGTTCATCTGGTTTGGAGAACCGTTATTTACATCGGCTAGCAAGTCGTAGAACTCTGCACAAAGGTCTCTGGCAATCCAATCCTCTTCAGGAATATTAATACGGTTTCTAGACTCACGCTCTACTTTGGTTTTCTTTGGTCGAGCACCTCCAACTTTCAGAGGGCTGACTTTACCTACAGATCCTGAGTCGTCTTCTGTTTCTAAAGCAAACCGGCGTTTTGGTTTTTCCGGGGTTGTGTTATCTCCGAGTCCTGGCCATCCCACAGCAACTTTTCCTTTCTCTTTTTGGGGCGCAGCCCCTATAGATACAGTTACGTTAGTAACTGTATCTATATTTAAATCACTAGTAGATAGATCACTAGTACTAGCTACTGTATCACTACCTATGTATAGAACGCCTGAAAATCCGTCGTCGGTGAATTTCAGTGTTGTACGCCATTGTCCAGAGTTATCTTGATGCCGGACAGCTTTAATGTACCTATGGAACTTTAGCTCTGACATAGCGTTTCTAATTGCATCGCGTCCTTCAGGAACTGATGCAGACATTTCTTCAGCCGATAAAACTCGGCCTACTTCAACGTAGTACGCAAAAAGACCCCTAGCACGAAGTGATAAGTTGGGGTCTGAATATGGTGACTTCATAGTCTCCTCCTTCTTGGAGGACAGACTCTATAGTGGTGGAACCCTTCTTGGCAAACCGCGAACTACTCGTTCTGGCGTCCCTGTTACAAGGTTCTCAATAATTACCGATGAAGTTAGTCCTAGGAAAGAGGCAGCTAGTACGTAGAAGATCTGTTCCCACCCCATAGGCATAAGAACTAGGCACGCTACTGTGCTCATAGAGAGGGCAAGCAAGCCTCTCCATTTTCCTAAGGATATTAATAGTTCTTCTATGGCCGTTAATACGCAGGCTACCGCCCAAGCTGCTATCAGTAGTTCAGTCATAGGCTAGAACCTACTCCTTAAAGATAACCTTGTCAAGGTGGAAGGTACGACCAACACCTGTAGACGTTGGTTCGCACGTAACCTCAACTTTTGCAAACGAAACCCCTGTATTGGAGAATCTAGCAGAGCCAGTGACCTCTGTTTCAGCTAAGTTCGTAGCTGAACGGGTAAAAGAAAACGTATTACTAGTTACAGACTCTATAGTTGTTGTTCCCGTTAAAGATGGGTACTCGTTAATAGATATAGTTACGTCTTCTCCCACGGAGAACTTATGCTCTCCCCTAGTCGTTATCGTGACTAGGTTACTAGCTACGGATACGGCAGATATAGCTACTACTCTATTTCCCGGAGCAACTATGTCCATGTAGGCCCAACGATCGTGCCTATTAATAACCATCGAGGTAGTTTTTTCTCTTAAGAATCCAGTGCTTTCTGCATACCACTTTAGTTTTAGGGTATACGTTCCATAGGCATCTTCGTTTTCAGGCTTTATAGCAATTGATGTGTAGTACCCAGTAACAGGTTCTATATCAATTAGATCTGTTGTAATTCCAAAAGCAGTGTTAGCAGTGGAGGTTACTTTACAAAACGCTGCTCCTTGAGTAAGGACTTCATCAAAGATTGTGCCTCGTGATAAAGATCGCCTTAAGTTTGCGGATACTCCAATCCAACCTTCTAAATTCAATTCGAAAGAAGGAGATGACAGCAATGTTCCTGAAATTTCAGTTAAACTTACGTCAGACTCGTGAGTGCTTAGTGAAAAAGTTGATCCCAGTGGAGTTACCAACCCTAAAGATGATGAAAGTCGTTGATACTTTTCAAGGTATCTAGCTCCGTAAAAACTATACCCAGCGTTTACCATAGCAGAGTATCTATAGGATACGGTTTCTCCCGATTGAGCAGGGTTTGCTGTTGTAGTAGTTAAACTATCTGAGGGGTCAATAAACGGTGTAGCAATTCTTCCAAATTCAGCCTGAACCCCATCTATGTGAAATACTTTTGTACCAGAACCGGCTTCACTCAAAGATACGGTTATGTCAAAGCTAGTTTCTCCAGGGTTAGCGATCCTGTTTACGTGAATACGTGTCCAAGAAGAAGCATTTTCCGAAGACACTCTAAATGAGTTTACTGCTTGTCCATTAGTGCTTATAGAGTAGAGGCCGGCTACATTTTTAATGTATGCGGATACTATTACGTCTTCTCCACCAATACATGCGCCTCTAGGGTAATAAACAGTGGTAGATATAGATCCACCACCAGAAGCAGAAACGTTTCCTCGTTTAGTTCCAAATAAAGGGTTTGAAGTGCTTACGGTAAAAGTAGTTCCAGCATCTGCGGTCCACTTACTAGTGTCAGCAAAGGCTGAGTTAGTAACCATATTAAGATGGTTTCTACTATCCCATGAACAGTCGCTAGTTGGGAAGAATCTTTGAATGTTGGGGTTAGAAGGTACGGGCCCACCGTCTCCTTGGAAATAGTCTTCGATAGTAGGTAGTTCTACCATCATTACGGAATCTACATAAAATACGTCGCCCTCTTGAGCATTAGGAAAATAAACAGAGGACTTTGCTAGTGGGCTGCTAAAGTTATCATCTCGCACAGGAGAAACCGCGTAAGCAGTAATTCTCGTTGCTGTAGCTGATAATGTCGTTACTTCGCTGTCTACATAGTATGGGGTTGTTGGGTAGTATTTGCCGTCAACATCTGACAAAATTTTAACTTGATCTTCATAGGATTGTCCAGAAGAATACTCTAAGCGAACAACAGCTGTTCTACCTACAGGACCACTAACGTAAAATCCTACAGTATATGGAGTACCGGTAGTTACTGCTTGCCAATCAGATATCAAAGCTGCTTTTGCGGTAGATAGTGCGGTGACTTTAGCTACGGCTGTACCAAATATTTTTGCTGTAGATGGTGGGTTAAAGTCTTGCACAACTTCTGCGTTATACCCCTGCCACCAGCTAGTTCCTGAATCAAAACTTGGGTTAAGTATGTAGTTTTCTAGGTCTGCCTCGATGTTTACTTTAATTAATCTAGCATCTTCGTATTCATAGCTTGGTAGTTTACCTGCGTTTGTAATTCCTAGATTATTTGCTTCTCTAAAATCAAGCATATCAATTGCATACTTTGTATTAGGGTCGGCGTCTACAAACCTAATTACGGGGGTAGCAAATACCGCTCCAGCTGGAGCAAGGACACCGTCACCTATATTTTCAGAAGAAGATCTAAATTCTTGCCAACTAGAGGTTGTATTTACTACGCTTCCGTAAGAACTTTGAGATACAAACCCGCCATCTTTATCAATAAATGAGATAGACGCATCTACTTTTGCACTAGTGGTTAGATGTCTAACCCAACCTTTAAGTATGTAACGTTTGCCTTCGGTTACTGGAATTTGATGTGCATTGTACGGGGGATTAGCTGATCCAGAAGATAGTAAAAGTGTTCTTGGTATGCTTGCAATAACATTCATCATAGTTACTAGACCAAAACCTTGTTGACGTAATGGCCATAGAGGTCTAGATAAAGGAACTGTTGGAGGGGTTAATGCCACCCCAACGTCAGCCAATGAAGTAGCATACTTTTGAGCAGCTATTGTTGCCCCACCTGTACCAACAATCCATCGGCCCTTACCCTCTTCAAAGGAAGAGTCGTTATAATCAAGCATTAAGTTTCGACCTGTTTGTACCGTAGCACCCCAGTGAGTTAACGCAGTTGCATACGAGGTGATTGCTGCAGTTGTACCTTTTACAGCATTAATAAAGTTACCGCTCTTATATAATGACCTGTGGTATGTGTCACCTAAAGAAGGTTCGTATAGAAAACCAAGATCTGTAACTTTATTTTTTAGAAGAATAGAGGGGATATTTCTTGAATCCGCATAGTCTTGTAGCAAGTTTGCTTGAACTTTAATTTTGTCGTACTCAAAGCTGTAAGCATCAATTGTTCTGCTTAAAGAGGTGTCATTTGCCTCACCTACTGCGTCTCCAACGCCATTTGTTTCGTTTAACCATGCAGCAGGCAACCAGCGTTTAAAATATTCAGGTGTTTGTGTAGGAGCAACAGTATTAACTACGGTGCTTCCACAGTTTATCCAACGACTATTTGTATAACTAGTTACGTTTCCTGAACCATCAACGGCTGCAGTAAATACCCAGATAGTGTAGGTTACTTCGTGATTTTCTAAAAGGCTTGATTCATCGTCTATATAGGTAAGTCTAAATTCAGCGGGCAGCGATCCAAAATCAAGTAGGTCGCCTACATAAGGGTTATCTGGTATGCCGACGTAGCTTCTTACTAAACGCCAGGCAATAGGTACGTAAGGAGCATCTGCCGGATCACTGATAATAGATTTCCAGGTTAAAGAAATAGTTTGATAATCATACGACCATCCAAAAATGCCAGAAGAATAGTAAAGACGGTTAGCGTCTACTTCTCCGTACTTTGGTATGCCGTAGGTACCAAAACCATACTTAGCCATGTGTTATGCCCCTGTAGTTTCTTATAGTCCCGCAAGTAAAAATGGGTTAAATGGGTTTCCTTGAGCTACTTCATTTGCTGTAGTTGCTGTGTTATTTAGGGTCGTGTACTCGGTGCTTCCTACATATAACACGTTTGCTGTTCCTACTTTTGGTAGGCCGTCAAAGTTAACGTTAAAACGTAAAGTGTTTGCTGCGTTTCTAGTTTCTAGTAGGTTAGCAGAACCAGCTGTGGTTTTAAGAGCTACGCCAACAGTACCGGAGGCGGGGTTGATTGAATCTCCGCCTTTATTGAAGTACGGGGACCCTATTACTCCGCTTACTAAGCCTGCTTCAATATTTGCTATGCGTGCTCCAAGAGTAGACCAAGAAGTAGTTTGTGTAAAAGTACCAGCATAGTTAGAGCTAAGAATTAAGTTTCCTAAAGATGCCTGGACAGCACGTGTTTCATCTTGAAGTACATTTACATGGTCGGCAAATACGGTATCGACTAGATCTACTTTGTTAGTAAATGTTCTAACCGACGTCGGGTACTGAGCTGGCATTTTTTTACCTATCTACTTGGTTTAGGTTATTTTCTAGCATTGGCGGCAAGATGTCATGACAAACCGCCGGTTACGGTAATAATTAGATTAGCGGTCTGCAATACAGGTATAAATGGATCCGGAGAAGTAATAGCGGGGGTCTGTACTGAGGATCCATTGTCGGTATTGAACTTTGTTACGTTTACAGAAACAACTCCGTCAATAGATTGAGCTTTTGCAATAACTGCTGATAGAGCAATAGTTTGACCAAAGGTAACGGTTTCGTATGAGAATAGGCCCCCTGGGTTAATAAACGCAGCCCTTATATTTCTAGCAATTTCAGAATTTCTGTATGAGGGCGTAGCTGTTACTGCTAGCGTAATGTAAAAATCTCTGTATGTAGGCTCAATAACTGTTAGAGTAGCTCCCGCAGGTATCTTAGAAGCCATATAAGACTTTACTGCATTTGATACTGCAGTCCAAGTAGCTGTAGGGGATCCGCTAACGATTCCCGGAGTAACAGAGCCATCATTTTGAGTCTGAAGATACAGATTTACTGAGGTATAAACTGTAGACGCAGCCTTTACCTTACCTACTTGCGGCACTAAACTAGCTAACGCTTCATAGTCGGAAAGTGTTACCGCACGTCTTTGAGCAGAGATAGCGTTTTTTACTTTTGCTCTAATCTGAGTGTTGTCGTCTCCATCAGCACCGCCATAACTTGCAGCGGGGTTGGTAACTGAAAGATAACCCACAACTTCCGGTACGTTGTTTCCTGGGATAAAAGTAACTTCTTCAATAGTGTTTGGTGCAAGATTTCCAGCAGAACCTACGGATACCTTATACAAAGCACTGATAACCTGACCGTAAGGAGGAATAGAGCCGTTTACACCATCTCCAAACACAACTGAAGTTTTTCCACTTTCATCTACGCTAGTGGTAAATACTAGTGCAGAAGGACCAAATTCGGACAAAGCATCTACGAAGGTCCATGGAGCAAAAGCTTCTCCTTGACCAACGTACACAACAATAGAAGTGTCTACTACGTTTAGATCAGTTAACTCAAAAAATTGATCTGCTGTTCCTGCTGAAGTGCCTAAGTTAACTGGAAGAGGCTTATTTGTAGTTGCGCTAATTAAGTCAGGACGATCTGTATTTACTGTCTTTCCTTCTCTAGCTAGTAGAGTAATGTTGTCTCCAGCAGCTAGCTGTACTGCGCTCTGAATAGTTTCAAAATAAACTTCAGTGTAGTTTCCATAAAGAAGGGTAGCAAGAACCTGCGTTCCTACCGGAATGTCAATAGGGCTATCGCTTATGTTTTCAAAGC